ACATAATCTATGAAAGTGATTCTTACCTTTTGGAGTAGAGATAAATATTATCTTCTTACCTTTCACCAGAACAGTTGCACTCAGTACCTCATCCCAAAGCTCAGGTCTAGTAAATGCCATCTCATCTACTACCATGTAATCAAAGGTATTACCTCTGATATTATCTGGTCTTTCACCTGAGAAGAATTCTATGGTAGATCCGAATCCTGTAATCATTAAGTCTGATCTATTGAATGAAAATAAACCACTTGCTGATGTTGCTCTTTCCATTTCAGAGAATACTTTTTTCCCTTGCTTATAGACTGGAGTTACCCAAGCAATTTTACAACCTTTATCATTGATGGCCCAGTATAACAATTGGTTGATTCCAAGCATGGTCTTGCCAAACTGTCTACCAATATTTAGAGCATAGTATTTCTCATGGCTATGGTTAATAGCATCATGAATTGTTCTCTGATTATCATGTGGTTTATAACCTTTGACTGTACTCATTCAAAGTCAAACTTCTCTACATTTTTAGTCTCAAGTTGTTGTCTATCATGCATGCCAAGTCTATTCTTAGCATAGAAGATTCCTTTACCTTCATTACCAACAATGTCAATGGCTAAGCCTTTAAATAGGTTATCTATTTTTTTAATAGTGTCCGATTTGAGTTTGTCATCAGAGTCCAACCATCTGTAATATGTATCTCTGACAATACTCTGCTCCTTCCTTACAATAGGAATCCAAATTCTAAGGAAATAGTCTATTGTTGGAATATGTCTATCCAATACCATAACAATATCTCCTTTATTAGATATCATTTCTTTCTTATGGTTAAGACACTCCTCAATATAGATATGAGCAAGTTCCTCCAGATGCATTATAAATTCATCGGAATATGCCATTGTTATTATTATATATTATTGTTCGATTAATTACAGTACTTGATATAGAATGTGTAAGGTACCACTTTAAGTTTAGCAAGTATCCAGATAACATACTTATATTTTTTGAAGTCATACTTCTCAAAGTTATCTCTGCTCCCCATTCTCATGTTCACAAGTCTTAGCATCCTTTCAGCACTTGTTCCAAGTTTTGTGAAATCAAATTCTGACTTTATGCTAAACTTCTCTTTGGCCTCTTCTTTAGTTAGCTTTCCACTTCTTACTTGTGCAGCAAGGTATACAATTCTTTTATCTATATTAAACTTTTCAGGTAGAAGAAATGATCCAACAAACTCAGTGTATACATTCTCACAATGTTTTCCACCATAATCTTGCCAGTTGATTAGTCTTTTCATTTCAGCCTCCATTGTATCTCTATCAAATCCATAATGAAATGGTCTGACATTCTTGATACCTATCAAGGCATAGAATAATTGGTCCTTAAAAGTGAATAATGGATAATTATGTAACTTCAGTCCAGTATACTTATTATAAACTGACTGAATATATTTAGCATCCATATAGGTCCATCCTTTTGGGGTTGATCCTTCAGTTCTGAAGTCATGACCATTGAGAATATACTTTATGCCATATTTGTAGGCTGTGTCATACATTAGCTTAGTCATTGCTATGTCATTTGGAATATCAGCATCAGGTACACCAGCACTTAAGAATGCGTCATTAAGTCTATCATACTCAGCTTTGTTCACTGTGAAATTAATAGAGTCTACATTCAGTTTAAGTATTAACTGCTTCATGTTATGGATAGCTTCTGGTGCATTCCAATGATTATCAAAATGTATTACTAATGGATTTAAGTTCCAGTATCTTACAGCTGTATACAGAAGAGTAGAGGAGTCAATCCCTCCAGATATTCCCATAATGCAGTCATAGGTCTTATTTTTACCTTTAGTTCTTATCTCTTTGATGATATGTTTAAGCTCATGAGGATTAGCTTGTAGTTCAAGTTCATCATGTAGGTCACAGTACTCGCATTGTTTTTCTGTTATAACTGTTATTGACTCATCAAATAAACAGCGTGGACATTCTTTCATAGTTGATAAAGTTATGATATAAATTGCTAATATAGTAATTTTTTAAGTTCTGTAAAATCTTTCTCAAGTATACCAGGTGAACATCTTTCAGACCTAAGTATTCCATCCCAATGATCTTTAAATTTATGCTTGTTGTTCCATTTGTTTGTTGAGATTGAAAGTAGTTGCACTGATTTATCACATTCTAGTATTCCAATTTCTTGTTTAGTTTTTACTGCCTTCAGCCACATGGACCAATCAAGACCAGAATTAAGTCTTTGATCAAATGGAGTATAGTTAATTTTCTCAAGGAATTCTCTATTTAGAAATCTACCAATACCAATAGGCTCATTCTTTCTCATGTTGTCCTTGTATCCTTTCCAGTGTACTAATCTTATTGAATCAGATACATCAGCAAAGTGAGATCCAAGCATTCCAATCATTCCAAAATCTTTACTATGCTCTTTGCATCTTTCAATGTATTGGTCACTGCACCAGTCAGATGATCCCATGAAGATTACAGCATCAGGATTATAATTCTTTGAAGCTTGGAATCCTGTGTTCCATTTATTACCTAATGGATCATTATCAATGGATATGAATTCACAATCAAATTCTTTTGCAATTTCTTTTGCTTCATTCTCATGACCTAAAATAATAGGAGTCACACCTTGTTTAATAAGTCTTGAGATAGTTAACCTAAGCAAAGGAAATCTACCAAAAACAGGTATTGGAGCAGTTACTATCATTGTTTAATTCCTATAAAGTGAATTCTTGGAGTTAATTGTTCTTCTTTATTCAAAGAATTTACCAATCTTCCCATAGCATTTCTTATGTAAGAGTTACAGCATGTCTTAAGTTTTCCATGACCATTTGTTTCATGCCAGGTTGCTAATTCTTTTTTTAAAGGATTGCTTAAATGGAAGCTTTTTGTTTTTTTAAATCTTTCAGCTTGTGCTAATAGTTCTTCACTTAGATTCATAAAGTAAAATTAAATCAGATAATAAATAAGTAATAAATGCCAAGCCAATAAGATGCCATTCAATTATTGCTGAAGTAACTAATGCTATCCAGAATGACAAACAACTCTGACAATTGAATGGTTTAAAATCAAGGAGATTGAAGCTCAGGAATGCTCTCGCTAATCCTATTGGCATTGTTATTATAATCAGATAAATCATATTTGAATTGTTTAATTGCTAAATGTATGGTATCTAAACTGATACCTGTCAGTGTTCTTATTTCTCTATAGGTCATACCCATTAGATGCATCTTAGTAATTTCTTTAGTGAAAAGTTTCTGATCATCTGTAGGAGATTCATGTAAATATGTATCTAATAACTGCTGAGCTTCTGTGACATGATATTCATCTTCTGATTGAATATTGATATCTAGAAGCTCTTCGTGCAGTTTGTATTGTTTATTAAATGTTGAATCTCTCCACTTATATTGGTTGTAAGCATATCTAGCAAACACTCTTGGAAGATCCTCTTGTTTGATATTGAGTTCACAGACCAATAGATAGACGTGACTAACCAGGTCTCTTGATATTGGATTTCCTCCAGTAATCTTGTTTGCGATGATATAAGCTTCAGTTTTCCAGAAATGCACATGTAAAATTATTGATTTTTACCATACCAATTAAACCATTTGATATAGAAATCTTCAGAGACTTTATTATTATTAAGAAATCTAGACATTTGAGCATTAGTTACACCAATATCTTCAGCTACATGAGTTTGTTTATATCTGTTATTGATTTTATAAACCGTCTCTTCTTGCATCCATTTCTTAAGATTATGGTCAAAGTCTCTAAGATAGATTGTGATTGTTCTTACCATATTTTGTAAAGATTATAAATGTAGTAGATAAAAGCTAATAAAAATACTATTATAATTCCCATGCTACCAAACATCATGTTAACACCATATAAAAAAACACTTACAAATATTACCCAGATTAAGCATATCAATGCCCAAATTCCGAACATTTTTATTCTTTCCATTAGAATAGCTTAGATTTTACCTCAAGTACATTCAATGTATTGTAATGAGTTTCTTTGTATGCTTTACCTCTTAATTCAAACACAAGCTCTACTGTATCATTCACCTGGATAAAATCTAGTAGATATATCTTATCATTCACTAATTGGAATTTTACTTCTTGCGGATATTTATTATCTCCTACCTTGAGGATAAATTCTTGTATTCTGAACGTTTCAGATACTTGCTTTGCGGGCAATTTGTTAATGATTGCTCCTTCTAATTTAAATTGATTCATATTATTTGTTTTTGATATAATTACTTAATTGTTTCTCTTCATGCTTGATAGATTTATTTACACTCTTTAGAAGTTTTTTTCCTATCTCCATATTTTCAATTATAAATTTTTTTCTTAAATGTAGCTCTTCAATTAAAAACTCTTGTCCTTCAATCCATAAGTCTACTGACTTTTTAAAATCTTCATTCATATTATTTGTTTATTTGTTACTTAATAAACCCCTCGGAATAGTTGCCGATTCTACTCGGAGGGGGTGGTATCTCTCAGGTACCTATACTACTTTCTCAGGGAATGAGTTTTCAAGTCTCATTTTCTGTACTTCAATCTCTGCTCTTATTGTTAGAGCTTTTGCATACTCATCAGCCATTGATGCTATAGTTGAATGAGGATGTACGTACTCAGCTTCATAGCCATTTCCGATTGCTGATAACAAGCCTTGCATTGCAGCAAGCATTGCATGTTGATAAAATTCTTTTTCTGTCATTTTGTTAATTTATATAGGTTTAAAAATCTTGCAGTTGTGCACTTGAATTCATTTATTTTATTATCTGAGCTTGCTTGAGTTACTTGATAAATCACCATGCTCTTTGTTGCTTTAGTAGGGACCACTAACTGCTCTCTAGTGTCGTTTCTGTATGTCTTATTTAATTGTATCATTTTTTTCTGTTTTAAAGGTTTCGTTGTAGTATTGTCTTTTGTAATTTTCACTACCTTCATAATGTGCATTCATTATCTGCTCTTTTTCTATTTTTTTGGCTTGTTCAACTGTATAATCATAGCCTTCAAGGTTTAATTCTTTAACTAACCATTCTACTGCTGTCATCTTATTTCTTTTTAAATTGTTAAATTCATTAAATTCTTCTTGAGTTACTCTCTTAACTTTTAATTCAAAGTCTATTGTAACAAAGCTAATACACCATCTATGATTCTGTTCTGATAATCCATCACCGATATCTCTAGCAAGTTCCCACTGAGATATACCAGCATAGATTATAAAGTATTTACTTTCCATTATTTACAGTTTAATTGTACAAAATATTCATTGTAGTACTCAGTACAAGCCAAAAGACGCTCTCTAATGGCTTCTTCTGTTGAAATGTTACGTTCATACCTTAGCACTGTTATTCTCTTTCTAGGGTCAATGTGAGATACTTTGTGGATAGTTTTATTATCCCAGTCTGAAAGTAGAAAGTCATCTGTATCAATCATGCAGTAGATTAGCTCAGCTGATTGCTTATCACAAAGCATCATGTAGCCTCTTAGTTGCCACTCATAGTCTTTATTTATTCCTTCTGCTGCTATAGCTGGGAAAGTCTCAAGTGACCATGAAGTCTTAATGTCAATAATTGAATTCTCTAAGATGATATCAGGTGTACCAATTAGGCAGTCATTCTGAAAAGTTTCTTCATTCTTAATGTAGAATGAGTCTCTAATCTGATTAACTAACTCTATAGACTCGTGCTCCCAGTCAGTGCCTTTCTGCTTTGCTTTGGTAGATACAAATGAATTGTAGCCATAGAAATCTTCTTTTGCCTTAGATGCGATATAAGACTTAGTAGTCTGACTTAATACTTCTGACTTTGTGCGTGACTCAGTCATAAGTTTACCTAGTGATGATGGATGCCATTTCATAGTGCTTGTAATTGTTGTTTGGTTAATAAAAAATCTGATTTTAATTTCTCTGCTGTGTACTTTCCTGACTCAATAGATTTAAGAGCTTCCTTGAATCTGTCATCTGTTAGCGTTGGCTTAGTTGCTGATGCGACTGAGTTACCATCATCATCTACAGCTTGAAGGCTCAAAAGTGATTGTAAAGTTGCTCTACGATAGTAGGTCGTTGCACTAATCATTTTTTGTGGATCAATGTTGTCAGGTAGTGTTAACCAGCTTTCAATCATTTCACCTGACTCAATGTCAATTATCTGAGTAGTCAGAATCTTATCATGGATAGGTTGTAATAGGAGCAGTCCATTCTCGTGAAGGATTGGCTCAACTGTTTCTAGCAATGCGTTAATATCAGCATAGCTCTTTTTAAAGTGAGGATTGGTGCTGTTCTTAACAACCTTACCAATGCTCATTTTTGCCTTGTGAATCTTAGTCCACAATGGCACTTTGTTTGGTTCTGTTTGCATGTATATATATTTAATTGTTTACAAATGTAATAATTTTATTTAGTTGTGCAACTATTTAGAATAAAAATAATTGAA